AGGTTATGTAGTTATATCTGGGCTTGTTGAAGGCATCGACACAAACGGATTTAATTCTGGGGATATATTATATCTTTCTGGATCTGGTGGACTTTCTAATGTTAAAGCCGTTGCCCCTAATCATTTAGTTATAGTTGGGCAAGTTATTAGAAATGGTAATTCGTCTGTTGGATCTGTTTTTGTAAAAATTCAAAATGGATACGAAATAGGCGAATTGCACGATGTTATTGATTCCTCTCCGCAAAACTATGATTTATTAGTTCGTGATACTGATGGATTGTGGAAGAATACAAAAACATTAGCTGGTGATTATACATTTAGTGGAAATAATCAAATAACTGGTAATATTAATGGAACTGCTTCGTATGCAAGTGATTCAGATTTATTGGATGGTAAAGATTCTCTACAATATGCATTAAAAACTGACGTAACCGGAGCTATAGCTGATTTTCCAGTAAGAAGTGAAGTTTCTGGCGCAATCACTGGCGCATTAACACCATACGCCCTATCCAGTGATGTTTCAAGTTCATTTGGACTAAAAACAGATTTAACTGCATCCTACGCACAACTTTCTGTTAATAATATATTTACTGGAGTTAATACTTTAGGCGCATTTACAGGATCTAGCGCATTTATTAGCGGAGATGTAAGAATCAACGGAACAGCAAGCGTTGGCTTACTTGAAACAGTCAACCAAACATCTCTACAAATCGGTGATAAATATATAATAATTTTAAGTGGAGCGGTGGATCATCCGACCTTAGATGGATCTGGTTTATTATGGGGTAGTGGAGCAGTCGGAGATCCAACTCAAGGTCCATTAGGAGAAATGGCATATATTAGATATTATGCCGCTAACGATCAACTTGAAATATTCCCAGGACTAAAAGTTAGTGGAAGTTTAACTGCATCCAATGGATATAGTGGAAGATTATTTGATACAGCATCGTATGCATTGGATGCAGACACTGTTGATGGATTACATGCATCTTCTTTTGCTCAAAAAAATACTGCTGTAACATTTACAGAAGTTACAGCTTCTACTGGTTTTAGTGGTGGAACTTTTTCTGGTACTACAATCTCTGCTTCAGATGGACTAACTGGTAGTAATTTACATATAAGAAATGTAGCAGAATTTGATGGTGGAGTGAAAATAAATTATTCAGCTAAAACTAATAATTATACGCTTACAGCATCTAGCGATTATGTTATTTCATTTAGTGGAAGTCTATTAACTGGTACTCTTCCAAATGCAGCAAACATATTAGGAACCGTATTAGTTATTAAAAATCTTCATACATCTTCAGTGTTTGTTACATCCTCTACGGCAAGAATTGATGGTTCTACAACTGGCGTATATATAAATGGTAGATACACATCTTATACATTTTTATCAGATAATACTGATTGGTTAATAATATAGGTTTTTGAATGATCCCATTTACTCATAGCGAAAATTTAAGAGACTTATCTGACAGATATAAAGTATATATCTCAGAACACTTATTTACTGTTAATGGAACTTATGATATTTTTACACATTCAGATGGTAGAAATAGAAGATTTTTACCAACCGATGTCAGTACTTTTCTTTATTCTTCCCCAAGTGGTTCAATAGGCGCTGCGATGACTTTTGGTATAGCAGGGTCAGTATATAATGAATGGTCTACAAGTGCCGCTTTAAACCCATCAGTTGCTCCAGCATGGTCAGTTCGAACACTTACAATAAATACTACTAAAAAATTTTCTCTTGTAAATGGAGACATAATGAGATCAGTTTTTCAATATTCATCTCCAAGCGTGACCGGTCCTTTATATGTTAGAATATATTTTGGAGGACTTTTAATATGAGTTATTCACTATTAGATTTTGAAACTGCTGATAGCTATAAAATATATGATACAACCATCACTAATGCATTTGTTACTTCCTCAGTAATAGTTAGACTTGATTCATATAAACCAAATAATAGATTTATACCAGATAAATTAGTTCTTTATTATCAAGAAATGTCTGGTAGTTTTTTACAGAATGCAACTATTAATGTTGGATATACGCCACCGTACTACAGTGATTATTTTACTTCAGCCAGTGTACAATTAATAGGCTTTGAAAAAGGAAATTCACAATTATATGATTTTACAAATGCAACAGCAAATGCTAACAACAAAATAGCAATCTCTGGGTCATCTCAACAAATACATATTAGGTGGAATACTATTAAACCAGCTAGCCAAGGCCCACTTACGGCAAGTGTGTATTTGATGGGTTATGAATCTCACGGAGCCAATAATGTCATTCTCTAGTAATATAATTTCTTATGGTAACTATTTAAGCGGTAGTATAACTAATACAAAATTTGCTATTTTACAAGGCACAGTTAATGCACCAGCTTCTCAAACAGCATATACAGTTTCATCAATAGTTGTTCCTAGAAATTTAGGCAGATTTTATATTACAGATATTAGATATAGATTAATTTCTCAAGTTGGTGCAAGTGCATCTGATAGAAATTATCGCATGAGAAGATCTGTAGGAGATGGTGAAATACATGCATCTACAAGCCCGGTGACTTTTAATGGTGCTATAAATACAATTCCAGGTGCTTGGTGGTGTCCTGTAATTACACTAGGACAAAATTATTTAGCGGGAGGAGATAGCCCAGTAATTCGTGACGGTCTTAGTTCATTTTCAGCTACTAGTTATATATTATCAATAATGTTAACAGGTTTTTATGTTAATCTTTTTTAATAAGAGGATAAAATGAATAAAGCAGAAGAAATGAAAAAAATTATCAAGCCACTAGTTAAAGAATGCATAAAAGAAATTCTTTACGAAGAAGGCGTGATGAAAATTATGCAAGAAAATGTACAGAAACAAGAGAGAGTGATTGCTAGAGAAGTACCACAAAAAGATTACGATGTTAAAGAGCGTGAATTTATGAAAAAAAATGCTCCAAACACAAAAGTTTCTCTACAAGAAGCAAAGAAAAAACTCCTTCAAGAGATAGGCATGTCGGGATTTGACCCATTTGCGGGTTCAGAGCCTCTCCCTCAAGATTCGTCTAATCAATTACATGAAGAAGGCGTTCAAGAAGGTAGATTAATGGCTGGCATTCAAGGATCAGGTGTTGATATATCTAAATTAATGAATGCAAACAAACAATCATGGAATTTTTATAACAAAGCTTTGAATAAAAGCAAGAAAGAATAGGTGATATATGGCAAGAGCAGTGCATTTAGAGGTAAAACTACCTGGACACGTTATACCAACAGCAGAAACAACTGATATTTTAATTAAAAAGTTTTTAAAAGCATGTAGTAAAGAGTCAATAGTGCAATATATGTATGAAAATTGTGCGTATACTAGAAGATTTACTAAAAAATGTGTTTTAGAACGTCAAAAAAGATCAAAATATCGCAGAAACGCACAAAAACACAACAAAGAATTAATATCTATGCCAGAAGAAAAAACAAAGAAGAAAAAAAAATTAAATAGACAATAAAATATATTTATTTGTCAATTCAAGCAATAAATTACTATTTATATAAAATAGTAACGGATCAGCCTGTTAACAGGAGAATATTTAATGTCAAATTTGTTAGAAGAAGCAATTATAGATGCAAATGCTCTAAGAGAAACTGCTCTTAAGAGTGCTGAGAATGCTTTAATAGAAAAATATAAAGAAGAATTTAAAAAATCAGTGAATAAACTCTTAGAACAAGAAGAAAGTACTGATATGTCACCACCAGAAGATTCTGCTGTGGCTGATCCGTCTTTAGATACTACATCTTTAGGTGCAGATGGTCAAACGGAAGCGGGAGGAGAAGCATTAAAAGACGTTCCTTCTTCGTTTCTAGATGGCGACGATGATGAAATAATAACGATTGATTTTGATCAATTAGAAAAACAAATATCAGATGCTCTTTCATCTCCAATGCTGGCTTCACCAGAGCAAGATAATGTACAATCGACAGACGATCAGCAATCAACAGAAACAGAAATTGAACCACAGCAAGATTTAGACCAACCTCAGATGCAACAACTAGAAGAAGATCTTGAACTTACTGAAGAGTTTATTGAGGAAGAATTAGAATTAGATGAAGATTTAGAAGAAGCATACGATGAAAAAAACTCTGAGGGTTTAAACATAGACGCCCTAACTGAAGTAGGTGGTGGTAATGATCAAAAAATTAGATCGCTCAAAGATATGATTGAAAAACTTAAAGCATTGCTTGCTGGCGCAGAAGCAGAAGCAAAAGCTGGAGGGGTAGTTAAAGATACATCTGATACCTCTAATACCAATCCAGTCAAGTCTGGATTGGAAGAAGATTTTGAAATAACCGAAGAAGAAATTCAAGAATTAGCAGAAGATATGAAAGTAGATATTGAAGTTGAAGGTCTTTTAGATGGTCATATGGGAACTCATCAAGGTGAAAAACGCGAAGTTCGAAATATGGAACTAGCAGCAGCCCGTGATGAATGCGATGAAGATGATCGTGAAGAAGAATTAGAAAAATTAGGCGATTTAAAGAAACAACTAAGTGAGTCTATAAATTATAATCAAAGACAATCAAATTTAATTGAAGAATTAAAAGATAATTTAATTGTTTTAAAAGAACAAACAGAAAAATTGAGCATTTCAAATGCCAAGCTACTATATATTAATAAGGTTTTTGCAAATAACTCGTTGAATGAGCGACAAAAACAAAATATTGTCGAATCTATTTCAAAATCCTCATCGGTCCTAGAAGCTAAAACCATATTTGAGACTCTTCAAAGCACAGTGGAAGGATTAAATAATAAAAAATCCAAAGAATCACTAAGCGAAGCATTAAATCGTGGAAATACAGTTTTCTCAGTTAGACCAAAAGCAAATCAAGAAGAGTATACATACTCAGATCGCTTTAAAATTTTAGCAGGAATTAAATAATTAACTATAATCTACAGGAGATTAATATGGCTAACGTATTAGAAAAATTAACAGAAGGTATTGTCGAACGCAATACACTAAAAGAAACAGAAGCCCTTGTTTCAAAATGGGAAAGAAGTGGCTTACTAGAAGGTCTAAAGAACACTCGCCAAAAAAGCAACATGGCTGTTCTATTAGAGAACCAAGCTAAAGAACTATTAAAAGAAACCACCACAATGGCCGGTGGCGATGTTCAAGGTTTTGCTGCAGTAGCATTTCCAATCGTCCGTCGTGTATTCGCTGGGTTAATTGCAAATGATCTAGTATCAGTACAACCAATGAGCCTACCATCAGGTCTAGTATTCTTCATGGACTTTAAGCGTGGAACTAACGTAGGAAACACTGGAGATGTTGTATTCGCTGAAGATTCTTCATTCTTTGGTGATCGTTTAGGTGTACAAATCACTGGTGGTATCCGTGTTGATGGTGTTGATAATGCCGAAAAAGGCTTCTACAACATGGCAAACGGTTATAATACTTCACGTTGGTCAAATGGTATCGGTACAAGCAGTGTAACTGTTGATGAAACTTTCTTAATTTCATCAGCAACAGATGCTCAATTAAAACTAATTCGTTATGATGCCGATTTATTAAATGATACTGCAAATTATTGTTCAGCATCAGTTCTATCAATCCCATTGAGCGATTTATCCTATGGAAGCCTATTAGCTGTTCAAGATGTATTTGCTGTTTCATTAGTAACAGGTTCATCTGCAGTTAGTGCAGCTGGCGATACAACTTCTGGCGTTGGAGCTATGGGTGCTGGCGCAAAGGTTATTCGTCGTTTAACTAAGGTTGATGGCAATAATCTAAAGATTGTTGTTGTAACTCCTCCATCAACTTCACCAACCAAGGCAAATCTATTCGCTGGGGCATCACATGCAGTAGTTTCATATCCTATCAAAGATAACTTAACAACTGTAGGCGATAGTGCACTAGGCGCTCTAAGAGGTACAACTCCTTGGACATTTGAAAACAATGGAGCAATCCCAGAGATTGAACTCAAAGTCGATTCATTCTCAATCACTGCTCGTACTCGTAAACTAAAGGCTAGCTGGACCCCAGAACTAGGTCAAGATCTAAATGCTTATCACAACCTAGATGCTGAAGTTGAGTTAACCTCAATGTTAAGCGAGCAAATCGGTCTAGAAATTGATCAAGAGATCATGAATGATCTAGTCAAAGGTCAAACTGCCGGTGTCAAATACTGGTCACGTCGTCCAGGTAAATTCGTAAACCGTGATACCGGTGCAGAATTAGGAACCGGTTCAGGCTACGCAGCTCCACCAGACTTCACTGGTAACGTTTCAATGTGGTATGAGACTCTAGTTGAAACCATCAATGACGTATCAGCTCTAATCCATCGTAAAACATTACGCGGTGGAGCAAACTTCGTAGTTTGTGGTCCAGAAGTTGCAAACATCCTAGAGTTCACCTCTGGATTCCGTGCTTCAGTAACCTCAGATGCAGAAAAAGGCTCAATCGGCGCAGTTCGCGTTGGTGATCTAAACAAGAAATGGGATGTTATTGTTCATCCTTACTTCCTACGTAACGTGTTACTAGTAGGTCGTAAAGGTGGTAGCTTCCTAGAGAGCGGTTACGTCTATGCACCATACGTACCACTACAAAGCACACCAACCATCTTCGACCCAACTACCTTCGTACCACGTAAGGCAGTTATGACTCGTTATGGTAAAGCAATGGTTCGCCCAGACATGTACGGCTTAGTTGTTGTACAAGATCTATTAGGCTAATCTAGCTAAAAATAAAAGAACCCTCGGTAGAAATATCGGGGGTTCTTTTTTATAAAACCCGCCAAGGCTATGCAAGAAATTGTATCCTCAAACTGGCGGGTTACTTATTTATATGCTTTATATTTGAAATAAAACTATTTATTTAAGCTATCTTGAGGAAAAATATATGGCGCTGCCAGTTTTGTCACCAATATCACAAATGAGTAAGGTTATATTACCAGTAACCGGTTCTTCGATAAATTTACAAGGTTCTGCTTTTCCTTTTGGAGTTTATATAAATTCTAATTATTGGAACAATGAACAAATAGAATCTTTTAAAACAGGCGCACTAGAACAAGTTGCATTTGTTTATAAAAAACTAGGTGGAGATGTTTTAGACGTTGAACTAGTGGAGACACAAGTATATGCTGCTTACGAAGAGGCGTGTTTAGAATATTCGTATCTAATAAATCTCCACCAATCTAAAAATGCTCTACCTTTTGCTCTAGGACAAGCAACTAGTTCTTTTAATAGCGATGGTCAAATAACTGGTGCTCTCGACAATATTAATGCAAATTTAGCTTTTCCAAAAATGTCTTTTACATACGCAAGAAATGTTGCTATGGGTGTTAACAGTGAAGTATCGTTAAATGGTAGCGAGCCAATTTATAGTGCATCTTTTAAATCAGTTGCATCTCAACAAGATTATGATTTACAGGCAATAGTAAGCGCTTCTGCACAACAAAAAGGCTGGAATTTAAATAATAAAAAAATAATAATTAAAAAAGTATATTACAAATCACCTGGGGCTTCTTGGAATTTCTATGGATACTTTGGTGGATTAAATGTAGTTGGAAATCTATCAACATACGGTCAATACGCCGATGATAGCACGTTTGAAATTGTACCTACTTGGCAAAATAAATTACAAGCTATGGCTTATGAAGATGCGATTAAAACAAGAGTAAGCGATTGGTCGTTTCAAATAAGAAATAACGTTCTGAGAATATTTCCAGTACCAAACGCTTCAAGCCCTGAGTATTTTTGGTTTGATTTTTCAATACCCTCAGAATCTTGGTCTGACACTAAATCTGCTGATGGCAGCACTGTAAAATCAGGAGTGGAGGGTGTTAATAACATGAACACTTTGCCATTCCAAAACTTACCATACGATAAAATTAATTCAATAGGTAAACAATGGATACGTAGATTTTGTTTAGCACTTTGTAAAGAAATGTTGGGACAAATAAGAAGCAAATTTGCTCAAATTCCAATACCAGGAGAAAATATAACTCTTAATGGAGATAAATTAGTTCAAGAAGGCAAAGAAGAACAAAAAGAATTAAGAGAAGAATTAAAAACACAATTAGCTGAAATGACATATATTAAAATTGGTGAAGAAAGTGCAAAAATTATGGAAGATGCTAGCAAAACCCAAAGCTTCATTCCTAATCTTATATTTGTAGGATAAAAATATGGCTAGAAAAAAGAGACAAGAAAATATAGCACAGATCCCGCAAGATTCGCCACCGCCTCCATTATTTACAGGCAAAAAAGAAAGAGATTTTGTAAAACAAATAAATGATGAAATTATTGAAAGAGTAATTGGTCAAACAATTATATATTATCCAATAAGCGTTGAGCTAACAAACTATCATAAAGTATACGGCGAGGCAATACAAAAGACTTTTTTGTCTCCAATAAAAGTTAATGCGATGATAGAATGGGAAGGAAGTAAAACAACAGCAGATGAGTTTGGCGTTGATCGTCTTACTTCTATTATTGTAAAATTTCATCGTCGTAGATTAGTTGAAGATCAAGATTTATATGTTAGAGAAGGTGATTTTGTTTTGTATGGTGATACATTTTATGAAATAGTTTCTTTAAATGAATCAAAACGTTTATTTGGTCAAGTTGATCATAAATTTGAAATTACTGCAAAGTGCATAAAGGCAAGAGAAAATATATTTAATGCAAAGTAATTTGACATTTACACACTTCATTTACTATTTATAATAAATAAAAGTAATTAACTTTTTTAGCGTTAGTCAAGGAGACATAAATAATGTCAGTAGAAAAATTTAGATTTGTAAGTCCTGGTGTTTATGTAAACGAAATAGATAATTCTAGACTACCAAGAGCGCCAGACGAAGTAGGCCCAGTAATTATTGGTAGATCACAACGTGGTCCAATTTTAAGGCCAGTCAGAGTTGAAAGTTATTCTGACTTCGTTGATGTTTTTGGTGAAACTTCACCTGGCGGTATGGCTGGTGATGTTTGGAGAAATGGAAATAAAACAGCCCCAACGTATGGTTCATATGCCGCTAGGGCATATTTAAGAAACGCTGGTGCAGTTACTTTCGTTCGTTTAGGTGGATACGAGAATAACAAAAAACAAGCTACTGGTGCAGCCGGATGGTCAACTGGAAAAGCTTATGGTTTATTTGTTGTACCTGTCACTGAAACCGCGCTAAATAAATATTCTGATACCGGAGATGCCGCTTTAGCTGCTGTTATTTATGCAAGTGGATCAAATTATGGTTTAAAAGGTACAGCATTAACAGCTAGTACCACAATTGAAGGTCTTAATAAATTTGTTTTATCCAGTGCAGGTGACTTACAATTAGATATTATTGTAAACGGCGCTACCAAGACAGTAAACTTTAATAAAGATTCAAGAAATTATATTAGAAACGTTTTAAATACAAATGCAACATTAACTAATAATAAAATTGTTAGCGCACCAGAAGATTACTTTTTAGGAGAGACATTTAGAACATTCGCTAATGACAATGCCGCTATAACCTCCACAGGTAAATACGCAGCCGTATTAGTTCAATTAACTACAGCTGGTGGTACTAATTTTTCTAATTTTAAAGAAGAAGCAAAAAATTCAACATCTGGTTGGGTTGTCGCACAACACAAAGGTGCTGCTAGTACATTTCAATGGGCTACAAGCAGCTTAGGTCCAAAAAAATTATTCAGAGTAGTAGGTCTTTCTGAAGGCGAATGGAACAGCCAAAATATAAAAATTTCTATAGAAGATATTAAACTTCCACCAAATGAATTTATTAAGTATGGATCATTTACACTGTCAATAAGAAGAATAGATGACGATGACATATCTCCTAAGTATTTAGAAAGATTCACAAATCTTTCATTGGATCGCTTTTCTGATAATTACATTGCAAAAAGAATAGGCGATAAATATACAGAATGGGATTATGATAATAAATTATTCAATGAATATGGAGAATATAACAATAATTCAAGATTTATAAGAATAGAGATGGATGATGACGTTGCTGCTGGTGGTACTGAGAGTGATTTAGTACCATTCGGATTTTGGTTACAAGATACATTTGCACCAGAGCTTTCTGCTGGATCTGGATCTTCTCATATGTTCCCTACTCCATCTTATATTAATAGTGGTTTATCTGGAACTATTGTTGCACAAGGTGATATAACTGCTTCGTTTAAACTACCAGAAATTCCTTTATTAGATTCATCAAATAACAGCGTAGCTTCGTCACTTACATCTGTTTATTTTGGATTAAAAACAACAGTTGGCGCAACTAAAAAATATAATGAAGATATAGTAGATTTAGTTAGATCAAGACCAAAAGGTTTTGAAACAGATCCTAAAAAAGTTTCTTATAAACTATTCACACTAGATGAAGTTTCTGGTACTATATCAAGTGGTGTATTAGATAGATCCGCTGAAGTAAAGTGGGTTTCTGGCTCAAGAAAAGCAGTAGCAGCTTCTGCCTCTTTGACAGCTAATGGATATGTAGATCAATTACTTAAATATTGTAATAGATTTACCATGCCATTATTTGGTGGTTCTGACGGCGTTGATATTACCGAAAAAGATCCATTTAATAAAAGAGTACTAAATTCAAAAGACGAGTTCACAAGCTATGCTTACAATAGCGTAAAAGTTGCAATCGATTCAGTTGCGGATGCCGAAGTGGTTGAATGTAACTTAATGGCAATTCCAGGCATTGATAATAGTTCCCTAACTGATTATTTGATTGATAGATGTGAAGCTAGAGGAGATGCTTTAGCTGTAATAGATCTTGATGGAGATTACACCCCAGAAGAAGGAAAAGAAGATTCTTCAAAGACAATCAAAGATCGTAAGCCAGATGTTGATAGTACAATCACAAAACTAAAGGCTCGTTCATTAAATTCATCATATGGATGTGCATTTTTCCCTTGGGTGCTAATTAGAGATACTACTAACAATAATACTGTTTGGGTTCCACCATCTGTTGCAGCATTAGGAACTTTTGCTAGTTCACAAGTTAGAACAGAACTATGGTTTGCTCCAGCAGGATTTAATAGAGGTGGTTTAAGTGATGGTGCAGCTGGTATACCAGTAATTCAAACAGCTCTAAGATTAACTTCAAGAAATAGAGACGATTTGTATGAAAATAACATCAATCCTATAGCTACTTTTCCAAATGAAGGAATAGTTATATTTGGTCAAAAAACTCTTCAAGTAACTCCAAGCGCCCTTGATCGTATAAATGTTCGTCGTTTAATGATTTATCTTAAAAAAGAAGTAAGTAGAATGGCAAGAGTTGTTCTATTTGATCCAAACTTAGAAATAACTTGGAGAAGATTTACTAATATGGTAAATCCTTTCTTAAATGATGTTAAAACAAGATTTGGATTATCTGATTTTAGAGTTGTCTTAGATTCAACTACAACAACACCAGATTTAGTAGATAGAAATATTGTTTATGCAAAAATATTATTAAAGCCAACACGCGCTATAGAATTTATTGCACTAGACTTTGTAATTGCACCTACCGGCGCTTCATTTGATGATTAATATAACTTTTTTAGGAGAATAAAAATATGAGTTTTTGGAATACAAATGCAATGGAGCCTTTAAGGCAGTTCAGATGGTATTTTTTGTTTGGAAATCCGAGTTTAGATAATATACAATATGCATTAAAAAAATGCGATAAGCCAAAAATGAAAGTAAACAGCATTCAGCACAAATACATGAATCATTTTTATAATTTTCCAGGTCGCGTTGAATGGGAAGACATCAATGTTACTTTTGCTGGTGTTACTGATCCAAATGCAGCTAGCATTTTATTTGATGTTTTAAAAAATTCTGGTTATGAGTATCCTGCGAGTCCAACTAATCGAAAAACACTATCAAAAAGTGGATTTGTCTCAAATCTATCTAGTGACGGTGTAATTATATATCAAGTTGATCCAGCTGGCACAGTTGTTGATGGTTGGAAATTAATAAATCCATTCTTTACCTCAGTTCAATTTGGCACTCTTGACTATAGCTCAGAAGAAATCGTAGAAGTTACATGTGTATTAAAGTATGATGCTGCTGAGTATAAGGCTAGTACTTTTTAATTAATATTAATCAATAGAAGGATGAACCATCGATGACATTTTGGAAAGATTCAAAATCAGAACCTTTACGTCAAAATCGATGGTTCATCCGTTTTAATGGTGAACAGCAGTTTCAATATTCTTTAAAAGAAGTACAAAAGCCAGAATATTCAATTTCCTTCACCGAACACAGACTATTAACTCAAACATTTAAACTTCCTGGTTTATTGAAATGGAAGCCTATAACAATAAAATTAGTTTCTAATGTAGGTGAAAAAAGAACAACAGATTTTGCATTAGAAACTATACTTAGGCAATTTGGGTATCATTCACCAAAGGATTTTTCTTTAGGCGACGCGTCCGAACAAACTGAAACTGAAACTGTCTTTACGAAAGAGCAATTTGATAAACAAAGACAAGCTTTAGGCAACAAAGGTAGCGCTTTAGCAAATCCAACAATATCTTATACTTATACTAAAAAATCTCTTGAGAAAGAAGAAAATGGATTACATCAACAACTGACAACAATTAATAAAGGCGCTGAATTTAGACAAGATGGTGATGATTCATACCATGATTTTAATAAGATAGAAATTGTTGAAATAAATCCGAACGGTGATGAAATTCAACAATGGACTCTTCATAATTGTTTTTTTAGTTCCGTTAAATACGGTTCTTTAAGCTACGACAATGACAATTTTGTAGAAACTTTAATTACAATAGAATATGATTTTGCAACTCAAAAAGATATTCTATATGAGGAACAGGCGAAGCAGATTGCAAGAAGATCAAAACAACAAGAAATTGATAAAAAAATACAAGAAGAAAAAACAAAATTTGATGAAAAATATCAAAAATTATTAAATGAGAAAAAAGCAGAGGAAGCAGCTGCCGCCAAAAAAGCAGAAGAAGAAAAAGAAGTCGATAAACAAAAAGCTGAGAGAACTGCCGCAGATGAAGCAGTTAAAAGAGAAGAACGGGAATTAGCAGCTATCAAGGAAGAAGAAGCAAATAAAGCAGATAGATTAGCGCGCTTAACAGCAGAAAAAGATGAATTAGATAAATTAAAAAAAGATGGAAGCGATGCACAGAAAGCTGTTGCTGAAGAAAGATTAAAAGAACTAGAAAGATTAAAAAATGAACAAAATAGTTCTAAAGATAGAATTAAAGATGCTGAAAGAGAGTTGTTAGAGGCTAAAGAGCGTCAACAGAATGAAGCTAGAGATGTAGCAAAAGCTGAAAGAGAATTAGCACAAAAAAGAGCAGAAGAAGCTGAAAAAGCAAGACAAGAAGCTGAAAAAGCAGCAGCAAAAGCAAGAAAAGAAGAAGAAAAAAGGGTTGCAAGAGAAAAGCTTGAGGCCGATATAGCTAAAAAATCTGGTGAGACATCTGATCAGAAAACTAGTAGAGAAACAAGAGAAAGAGAGGCTAGACAAGAAGCTGAAAAAGAAGGTACACTCCTTAGAATTGCTGGAGAAGAAAGACAAAAAGCAGCATCAGAAAGTTCTAATGCTGCACAAGAAGCAAAAAGAGAAACAGCAAGAAAAAATAGGGATGAAGCAAGAAGGAGAGTTGAAGAAGCTAGAGCGACTGCAGCTAAGGCAGAAGTGGATAAATACCAAGCTGAGAGTGTGCAGAGAGAAAAAACAAGAGAGGCACAGGAATTTGAACGTCAAGTAGCTAGAGAAACCGATGAAGCTAAAAGGAGAGACTTAAATAAGAAAAAAACAGAAGCACAAGCAGCAGCAGCAGCCGCAAGAGAACGTGCCAACCAAGCTATAGATGCGGAAAGAAAAGCTCAATCAGATAAAGCAGCTGCTGAAGCAACGCTGGCTCAATTGCCTAAATAATTATAACCTAAACTAAAATAACTAAATAAGAAAGAAGGTTAAAAATGAGAAATAATGAAGAAAGACTTGGTGGTAAAATTCAAAAAGACGACTCACTACCACCAATTACACAAAATGTAGACAGAGGATTAAATTTAAACTTTGTAGTACCTACAGAGTTTGTTGAATTACCATCCAGAGGTAGATTCTATAGCTCTGATCATCCATTAAGAAATAAAACAACCATAGAAATAAAACAAATGACTGCAAAAGAAGAAGATCTTTTAACTTCAAAAAGTCTTTTAAAAAAAGGCATTGCACTAGATAAAGTTATTGAATCACTGGTTGTAGATAAATCTATAGAAGTAGATAGTTTAACTGCTGAAGATCGTAGTGCTATTGTTGTAGCTGCTAGAATCTCTGGATATGGCCCTGAGTATGTTACATCAATTACTTGTCCGTCATGTGAGACAAAAGTTAAATATTCTTTTGATTTAAATACAAAATTACCAAAAGACGACGACGAACCAGAATTTGATCCACCAGTTGATGATAATGGATATTTTGAAATTGAATTACCTATAACTAAATGGATTGTAAAATGTAGAGCATTAGATGGAAGGGACGAAAAGACCCTTCTGAGAATAAATGAAATTAAAAAGAAATCTTTAAATGACTCCATTTTAATGAGCCAATTAAAATTAATGATAGTTTCTGTACAAGATTTGTTTGACGATGAAACAATAAGTTTGGCATTAGAAAAAATGCCAGCTGGTGATTCCAGATATTTGCGTAAAATGTATCAAGCAATTGTTAGATCAGTTGATATGAGACAAAACTTTGTTTGTGAGAAATGTGAGTATGAAACGGACCTGGAGGTTCCGTTGAATGCCGACTTTTTTTGGATTAAGTGACGAATATCAGTTAAATGTCTATGAGCAGTTTTTTTATCTAAAATATTACGGTGGGTTTTCTTTATTTGAAAGTTATAATTTACCAGTTCAATTAAGAAAGTGGTTTATAGAAAAACTTATAAATCACATGAAAGAAGAAAACGAACAAATAAAAAAATCTTCAAAGTCTTAGTGAAAAGCAGGGATTGTTTATCCCTGCTTTTTTTTATTTATATCTATTTATTAAGAAGTATTTATTTTAGGAAAAAATTTAAATGGCAGATAAAAATATTTCTTCTGAGTCTCCGCTATCGCAGTTACCAACAAAAGAACAAATTGATCTTTTACTTAAAAAATATCAATTAGTTAGAGAGGAAAGCGAGTCTACTGAGGATGTATTAAAAAAAATTGCAGAAGTAATTGCTGAACAAAATATAGAAGAACAAGCTATATTAAAATTAATTCAAAAAAAATTACAATTTGAAAAAGAATTAGAAAAAATATCTCAAAAAGAATTAAAATCTTTAAAAGAACAAGTACAAGAAACAAAAGGCTTACTTGGTTTATTTAAAACAAAAGAAGAAAAAATACTTGCTAGACTTGCGTTATTAAAAAAAGAACTAGAAGAATTAAAAAAACAAAAAGAAGTAAATCAAAAATTAATAGATGATAAAGAAAAAGAAATAGAATTAGCTGAAAAACATCTTGCGGTAGAAAAAAAAATAAGAGATGTTAAAGCTGGTATGTTAAAGTGGTTTAATGTCGTCAAAGACATGTTTGAAAGAATAGTTGATTTAGGTAACGCTTTTTCAGGCGGTATGTTAAAACAATTAACGAGCTGGTTTACTTTTACAGGTCTATTACAAAACGCAGAAGAACGTTTAAAAATGATGAGAGATTCTGCATCTAAATTTGCAGAAACCACTGGAAGAGCTTTAGACCCAAAATTTTGGTCAAATGTAGATGCAGGATTGGCGAAATATGGTTTATCACAAAAAAGATTAGTTGAAACAAACGGACAATTATTTGTTAGCATGTCTAATTTTTCTAATTTAAACGAATCCATGCAAAATAAATTAACAGTTGTTGCAACAAAAATGGCAAATTTTGGGATATCTGCTCAAACTGCTGGTAAAAATTTTGATACCTTCACTAAGGCTATGCGTATGTCTACGGACGGCGCGATTGCTGCTACAGAGAAACTTCAAAAAGCAGCAATAGGAGCAGGAATAGCTCCAAAGAGAATGGTTGAAGAATTCGCTTCTGCTATGCCTAAACTTGCAGTGTATGGACAAAAAGCAATAGATGTCTATATCAATATGCAAAAACAAGCAAAAGCACTTGGTATGGAAATACAAGCTCTTACAAATATAGTTGGTGACCAATTTGATACGTTCGAAGGCTCTGCTACCGCAGCTGGTAAGCTAAATGCAATACTAGGAGGAAATTACCTTAACTCTGTTGAAATGTTAAATGCAACAGAAGACGAAAGAATAATGATCCTAAAGAGATCTATGGACGAAGCTGGTAAGAATTTCTCAGTATTATCAAAATATGAACAAAAAGCAATAGCATCAGCTCTTGGCATAAGTAACATGGAGGAAGCAAATAAATTATTTGGTGTTTCAACTAGTGAGGTAACTAAAGAGATTGCCAAGCAAGAAGCTTCAAACGATGCATTAAGCAATTCCCAGATGGCTGCAGCAAAAATGGCAGATATCATGGAAGCAAAAATGGACATGTTAAATGCCACAATATTAAATATTGGCAACACCATTCAAGAATATATTGATAAAGCAATGAAATGGATACAAGAAAATGAAGGTTGGGTAAAAGTAATTTTAGGTGCAGTAGCGGCAATTGGAATATTGATGCCACTTTTGAAAGCATTAGCGGGACCAGTATCTGATGCTATATTAAGATCATTTTTTAATGTAAAAGTATCCTCTGGTGAAGCTATGACGGGTGTTACAAAAACTATGGATAAAGTAGGTCAAAGCGCAGCAAGCGTAGAGACTGCAGGTACAAAATTAAATACTGCTTCTGAGAGTATGAGTAAAACTGGTCAAATTGGTAACTCAGCAGCAGGAAAATTAGTTGGATTTGCTATTGTTATTTTAGCTATTGGTTTTGCAGTAAAAATCGCAACAGAGGGCATTGCTAAAATGGTTAAAGCGTTTAAGGGTTTAACCGGAGAAGAAATGGTAGGTGCAATATTTGCAACGATATCTGTTCTTGCTGGATTTGCATTTATGATAAGTATATTGGGTGGTATTGGAACCGTATCTGCACCAGGTATGCTTGCTATTGCTGCAGCTATTTTCGCAATTGGTTTAAGCTTAGGTATAGTATTTAATTCATTAGCAAACTTTACAAAAGCTATGTCTGGGTTCATGCAGTCTCTTGAAAGTTTATCAAAAGTTGGATCCGAGAAAATAGACGCTCTGTCAGACTCTATTTCATCCTTAGCAAGCTCTCTAGCAGGTGGAGCATTTTCAAGTGCTGTAGGGGGAATATTTGGTGGAAAAACAGTTGGTCAAATGATAATTGATTTTACATCTGCTCTATCTAGACTTAAAGTTGATCAAATGAAAGAATTCAACGAATTAATGAAAAATTTAGTAGGAATATTAAAATCAGATAATATTGCTGCTGGTATGAAAAGTGTATCAGATGGAATTGAAGCAATGGCAGAGGCATTAAATGAGATGCCAGACAAAAAAATTATTTCGCTCGAAACACTAAATCAAAGCCTAGAGATAGTTAAAACATTAAACGAAGCAAATGTTAAACCTACTCTAGATGTTGTTCGTGAAATTAAAGCAGTACAACCAACTCAAGAATTTGTTCAAGTTATGCAGCATTTTCACGAAATACAACTACAACAAAAAGAAAATAAAGAAAACTTCTTGCTTGAAGGAATAAGAGAGATAGGTGGTTTAATTAAAGAAAGTTTTTCTACATCTTCTCAAGCTAAACCAATAAATTTAGTAGTTCAAGGAAGAGATCTTTCAAGTGCATTAAATGATTTTGGACAGAGTATTGTCTCTGGTAAGCTTACTGCATAAGGTTAAAAAATGGGCGCTAAAGTTTATAAGTCAGAAACAGATAAAATATATATTAATTGTTTATCAAATTTTCAACAATTAATATTTCCAGCATTTATAACTAGCTTTCAAGATGTAAGAAATTCTTCTTGGGCAAATACTGTAATTTATGGTAAAAATGATCCTGTTTTTACATTTAAAAACACAACAAGAAAATTATCTTTAGCGTTTGATATAGTTTCACCTATTCTTGGAGAGGCTAGGACTACATTTTCAAATTTAAAAATATTAAAAAGCAGTTTATATCCGGTGTATCAAGTATTTAATTCACAAACTCATCGTGGAGCAGTTATTCCAGATATAAATTACGCTCTGAGCACGCCTCCAACACATGTAATAAAATATGCAAATTTAATTTCAAATATACAAGGTAGTAATTTTATGATTGGTGGATTAATGGGATGGATAGATTCATTAGATTTTAAACCAGAGTTAGATAGCGGATATTTTATGGAAAACAACAATTTGTACCCTAAACTATATAAATTAAAATTTAATTTTAATGTTATACATGATTACCCACTTGGATTCAGAATGAAGGGCTATGAAGTATTGCCAAGAGCATATAATGAAGAATTTGATTATGAAGGTTTTGAACAAGAAATTCTACAAAACGCGATGGATGACGAAGATATACCACCTGGTGCGTCTGGGGAGTAATTATGGATGGATTTACAAAAGATAGAATAAATATTTACGCTGTTCACACAACACAAAGATTTTTATTTTTTGCATATTTAAATAATTTTTCTGATGTTGTCAATTCTAATTGGAATTCAGAAGTTGTTTATAGCAAAATGGATCCAATATATACATATCGAAATACAACAAGAAAAATTTCTTTAGGATTTTCAGTCCCTTCATATACTGAAGTCGAAGCTATATACAATTTTAATTTAATGAATTCTTTGATGGATAATTTATATCCTCTTTACGAAGAAAGAGATCCAAGTTGTACTAATGGCAATAAGCCTGCTTCTGAATCTAAAGGAACTGCAATAATATTAGCTCCTCCTTTATTTAGAATTAAATTTAAAAATTTATTATTAGCTGATGATACAGCTATGGATTCAAAAGGCCTTCTTGGTTGGATAGATTCTTTGACGTTTAGTCCTGATTTTGAATCTGGTGTTTATATTTCTGATGAAAATATATATCCAAAATCATTTAAAATAAATTTTAATTTTAATGTTATGCACGAAATATTCGTTGGACATACTGCAGTTGATAGACTTTACCACAATCTGCCGCTAGATACCGAACAAGGTAAAGCTGCAGTTGCAGAAGATAGAGAAGGTGAAAAAATTGCGACAGGTGCAGAAGCTTCTGCCAATTCAACAACGAGTTCACCAGCAACGGGATTACAAGACGCTAGTGCAACAACTACAGCCGCTGGCGCGACTAGTGAAGATTGGAGAAATGACCAAAGTTTTAATGCATTTTTAGACAGACAATTTAGTGCTAAGGCAGCTGAAGGTGCTAATATTTCAAATGAAGAAAAAGCGTATTTATATTCAAGGTGGAAAACCGCTAATGATCAACAAAAATCAACACTAAAATCTGATTTTAGAACAGATCTCTTAAAAGATATGCAATTTTTTGACGATCAACCCGGTAATCAAGTTGATGGTATAAAAGCTGATCAAACAACAAGAAAAAAGAGGAAATAATAATGATTGATAGATATATAGATAGAAGAATTGTTAAAAACAATTCAGAATTATATAGTGATATTTTCAATGATAGAAATTTAAATTTTATCGAACATTATACAACTCCGTTCTTTATACTTCCATCTATTCAGCAGTATAAAAATTTAAATTCAGTAAAACATGTTTGGAAAGTTGGAGATAGATTTTATAAATTAGCTAGTCAATATTATGGCGATCCAAAAGATTGGTGGGTTATTGCAAAATTTAATAATAAACCAACAGAATCTCATGTAAAAATTGGCGATATTCTATATATACCTACACCAATACATCAAGCACTAGCTGCAATGAAAGGTTAGTTAAATGGCAAGCGAATTTCAAGTTCCAGACGAATATACAAAAGAACAAAGAAAAATTAAAAAAGAAGTTGATATAAAAGAAGCTGATAAATATATAAAAAGATTAAAAGATAGGTTTGAGAATGGCTATAGTTATATCTACACGCCAGAAGAAATAAATGCTAGAAGGCGTAATCATACTTTTTTTGGCGATGACGATAAATTAGAAAGATCAGCTAGATATCGTTATGCTGGAACTACTGCCGGTGTCACTTTTGTTAATAGCCAAAAAAAAGCTTTAAAAAATTTATTAGATTTTTTTAATTTAAGTATTAATAGTAAAGATTTTGATATTCTTGAATTTGAATTTAATCGTGACGGGCAAGCAAGATATATTGATGGAGAAAAAATAAAATTATTTGGAAAAAATGGGTCTAAATATAAGAAATTTTTTATAGATGAATCTAATGCGGTTAGAAATATTGATAAAATCCCAGAAAATGTCTTTGGAATAAGACGATTATGTAAGGAACTTGATCCTTATTTTTATTCATATTTTTATGATTATTGTGCTTATAAAATAATCGGGACAATTTCTAACGCATCAAACGTTCAGGTTAAAGATGCAAGAGATAAAATATTTAAAAATGAACATTTTACAGAAGCATTAAAATTACAATTTAGATATGAGTTAATTAAGCAACTTTGTTTTTATTTAACATCTAACAATTTAAAGGAAGAAGATGTTATAGGAGAAGAGTTTTCTGAATTTATATTCAATACATATATTAGAAATATAAATTCAGATATTAATTCAAAATATAATTTTTTTCAAATTTATAAATATATAAAAGATGATGAATATGATTTTAAAGATTATCCCGGCGATAAATTTGAAAGTGGAGACTGGGATGCAACACGTTATGAAATTTTTAAATACGGAGCTACTACTGAGGCAAGAAAAGAATGGTCTGACGCTGTAAAATCTATATTAAAAATATCTTCAGTTGAAATATTAAATAAAAGATTTAAAGATATAAACACCTACACTGTTACATTTCTTTATATTTATCTGCTTCAGTGTTTATATAATTCTTTTGCTGTGTGGGAAAGAATTTTAGAAGATACAGCTCCTCGATCACGGCGAGAAGGTTCAGCAGAAGATAATTTCAAAGATTTAATTTCAGAACATCTTAAAGAATATTTTAAACCTTTTATAAAAGCACCAAAAAAAAAGGAAAGAGAACAAGAATCTGTACCATCAGGTGATTCTTCTGGAACCTCAGACGCAGCTGCTCAAGCAGAAGCTAAAAAAACAATTCAGCAAGCAAGAATCGCAACCGCTAATCGCCTTAGATTAAACGAACAAGCTGCATTAATGTTGAATGTAGATTATTTAAATGTTACAAAACCAGAATCTGCTGCTACTGATTTTAAATACAGAAGAGATATGACATATGATAATTTTATATTGTTTAGAAATGAAAATATAGATACCAGTAGAAATGTTGGTACAGAATCAACACAAACAGATAATTTAAATATAGTATCTAGATTATTAAAAAGTAATGGCACAAAATATCTATTAAAAGACATTCCCGCTCATATTCTTTCTGCTTTAACACCAACAATAAAAATTTATAAAGTATTTTATCCTGATAAAAGCGGACTTTTACCGAATTCTAAAGGATACCCTTGGAGAGTTCCTTTTGATGATATCCCGATGTCTTTTAAAAGAAATGATACATCCGATGATAAGGAAGCAATTTTAACAAGTGGATTTCAAGAAGATGTTTTTAAAGAAATTGTTGAGGGTAAAGGAAGATTTCATTCTATTGGCATAAAGTCTTTTTCTTATAAATATGTTGGAACAAATCCAGCAGAAGTTAATACAAATATTCAAGCTGAATTACAACTATATTTTCAAGATGTAAGTGATATTATAAAAACTTTTAATGTACATGCAGGTCATCCTAATTTTAGTCCTTCTATAAGTGATACAGATAAATCAGCATTAGAATCTGCAAGGTTGAAATTTTGTTATGCTGACTTAATAGCAGACCAACCAAGAGAAGAAAAAATAGCAGGTGTCTATAGATATAATGAAAAATATTTTAGAATAAAAGTAATTTTAGGTTATTCAGATATTCCAACACATGTTATTAATGATTTAGCAACAGCGGGAGTTGATGCCGCTCTTGTTCATGAAGCTATTAAAAGTAATAAAGTTGCTTTTTATCTGACCCCTGTTAATCATGATCTTACCTTTGAAGAAAATGGAAGTATAATATTAAAAATAAAATATCAAGCTGCAATAACTTCTGTTTTATCTACTATAAACGCACTAGAAATAGCAAAAGGTGTTTATAAATCTAAAAAAGATTTAGAAAAAAAATTGTTAGAAGCAAGAACAAATCTTATTAAATACAAACAACCATCTAATGCTGAAGCTGGAGCAGCAGATAGAACTAAATTAACTACGGCTTTAAGAGAAGCGAGAGCAAATGTATCAGCCTTTGAGCTTGATCTAGAAAATAAAAAAAATCAAATATATTCTGAAATATTTACTAGATTAGTAAATTTAGACAATAGAAATAAACATTTTATTTATAGTGCTAATTTTTCTAAAGAAGCTCTTGGCGTAACATCTGGTGGTCAAGCACAAGGTCAAGTCGCATACAAACCAGAAACATTACAAAGTGCTAGAAATGTAAGGAAGTTTAAGATAAGTTCTTGGGAGCAAACAGATAAATTAGATTTAGGAACAGTTAAAAGAGCTAACATTGTTTTATATGATCCATATGAAAACATCTATGGAACAGTTGGTGATGACAGCGCCATAGTAAATTCTTCAAATTACACTACAGAATTTGGCGAAATACCTCAAAAAATTATAGATACAATAAATAATGTAATAGATAAAGTTAATAAAATTACAAAAGCAGGAAATTCATCTATAAATGATGAAAGTTTGATAAAAAAAATAAAAATTACTGAGGAAACTACAGCAGAGAAAAAAACAAAAACAACTAAAAAAAACTTTAAAGACGTATTTAGAGCTTCTGGTGACGTTGGTGTTACTATTACGGTCAATGCTACAGATTTTTCCAACTGGAAAGTTTTAAGAACCGGTGCTTCAAACAATCCACAAGATGTTGTTACTCAAGCAGCAATAAAAGCTGAACAAGCAAAAGTTGATGCTGCTTTAGCTAAAAGGACAACTCTTTCAAGCAATATAGATGGTACGTTTACTGTAAAATTTATATATTTAGGTGATATTTTTGATATATTTAGCGAATTAATTAATGATCCAGATTATATAGGTGATCCATCTGATAGACCAAGAATGATATTATCTGATTTTTATTTAAGTATACCAGTTACAATAATTAAAGAAAGAATGGTATATAAAACTTATAATCTAAATTTAGCTGATATACCCATATCAATTGAAATTTTAAAAGCATTTTTATTAGAAAAATTTATAAAACCAAGAGTTTCAACATTTTCTCTTATTTCTATAATAATTGGTATTTTAACTGATATAGTTGGTCCTGCTGTATCTCCAAGTTATTTTGGAAACAAAGCTGTATTTAACAAAATGATAAGAGCATCAACTCTTACATTGTGCCTGCCAGCTAAATTTGAAGAAAATACTTATAAAGATACTATTACAAATCAGCCTATTGATAAAGCTTTTGGAAATTATACAGTTACAGGAAATGGGTTAACAAAATTAACTGAAAGACTTTATGAAAAATTAGAAAATAATTTGTTACTTAATTATTATGTTATTTACTGCTCTAATCAATTGCCTAATTCAATAATTATGAATGGAGGAAATTATGAAAAAGATGAAAAAATGGGAGTCTACCATTTTTTTGTAGGATCAAATAAAGGTTGCTTAAGAAGAATTAATTTTTCAAGAACCGACACTCCTTTTTATGCTGAAGCAAAAATGATGTCTAGCCAAGGGCATAAAGGAACTAATTTAAGACTAAGAGAAGTTTTTAATGCAACTATAGAAATGTTTGGTAATAATATTTTTAGACCTGGGGATTTTGTTTATATAGAGCCTCTTTTTTATGTTGGACAAGCAGCATACGATTTACAAACAAAAATAGGTCTTGGTGGTTATTACATGGTGATAGATGTTGACACAAAAATATCTAACGATCAATATGTAACTGTTGCAAGGTTAGTTTTTTATGGAACAATCGAAAAGAAGGGAGATGGCAATAAATTTGTATTACCAGCAGCTGAAGAAAACGAAAACATCTATGACGAAGAATCCGAGAGTTCTGTTTCACCTACTGCGGCAGCTTCTGCGCCGCAAGGAAGTAGTGGTGCTGCTGCTACTAGCCCAGAACAAACTACACCAACAGCAAGTGTTGACACTACTTCATTTGATAAAGTCATAATAAATCTTCTCTCTCAGGTTGATCGTATGGGTGAGCAAAGAGCAAAAAAATTATGGGATAATGAAAAAACATTTACACAACAAGAAAAAAGTTATCTTCAAATAGAATTTTCTGCAATCCCAGAAGATGAAAGAACAACAAATAATTCTCCTGGTAGACTTAAATTATTTCAAATATTAAAAGTCTTTAAAGAAAGCTCTGATCAAGCTCCTAATATCACCGAAGGAGGTGTACAAATTTTAGAGGAAAGAAATTATAATACTGTAGAAAGCAGTAAGATCACAGCTATTCATGAAGAAATAAATAAATTAGCAAGAATAACAAAAGGATCAGAAGGCAAGTCGATTCCTAAAGATCAAATTGGTAAAGGACTAGGAAAGTTAACCATTGCTGCTCTCAAACATTTTAACTTATATATTGGAACAGATTTTAAATTATATAAAAGTAAAAGCGGCACTAGCGCAACAACTACAGACGTTGTTCAGGCGGAGGCTTCTCTTACAGAGCAATCATTACCAAATCAAAAACAGTTTAATGTAGATAATTTATTTACTATAATAAAAGAGGGAAAAAATATAGATTCAATAACATTAAATATGCTTGAAGGGGTTTATATTATTCGTTTTAGAAAAAATGCTTACAAAGGTCTTGAAAAGCAGACGATAAATTATCGTGGTTCATATCAACAACTTCATTTTAAAAAGCAAGAACAGAACTCAGAAAATAAAATAATTTATTCTATAGTTGAATATCTAGAAACTAAATATGATTTATATCCATTCATTGGAGCCGCAGTTTATGACAAAAAATATTACGATCAATTAATTAAACACATGAGTAATAATAAGGATAGTTTTTTTATATATTTTAATAAAGACGGAACTTCTGATATTTATTTATTAAAAGAAGAACCTTTTAATATAACAAGTAATTTTATAAAATTAAATGATAAAAATCAGTATACAGGTAAATCAGCGTTTTTTATTGACTCTTCAACAAAAGATGGATATGGCAATAAAACGCGTGATTTATTGTTAAAATTTGCTAATGACAATAGTATAAAGTATTTTGAGGAGAAATCATAATGTATGATCCAAGTTATAGACCGGATTTAAGTACAAATAAAAATTTTTCTGCTGGTTCATTATACGAAGCAAGAACTTTTTATAATGATGGTACGATTCCTCATATTATTGACAATGCACAAATTGCAAAAATACCTTTTTCTGACATCTATAGAGAACATGCATTTTATGGAATTTTAGACAACAGCGGAGATGTAATATCACCGTTTATAACAGACGTTTATATGGATATTTGTGGTACTACTGAGAATGGAGAAAATTTATATTTACAAAACTTTGTAATAAAAGCTTTAGCTGATCTAAAAAAGGATTTAAAAAATAAATTATTAACTTGTGTACCACCAGGTGAATCTGTACAAAAAGCTGTTAATTCACCTTTTTTTAATTTTCAAGTTGTTGATGCTGTTAAGATTAATAATTCTGTTGCTACTGCTAATTTGGCTTATGCAGCAGTTATGGGATCTGCGTTTAAAAGAAATATAGCAAATAAAAATGAAATAAACTCAAAAATAATTTCTGTAAAAGATTTTATATATTATTTTACTGACTTTTTAATTAAAAATAAGTTAGGAGCGGTGACTAAAACAAGAATGCAATGTAATACTAGTTTTTCATACTTTAATTCAGGCTTAACATTTAGTATATCTCAAGATGACACAGGCGATGATGAAAATAAATTTGATAAATATTACAATGACATAGGGTTTGAGCAATTTTGTACATCTTGTATACAGTATGGATTTATGATAGATAAAAATATTCCGTTTATTTTGACTGCTGATCTATCTTCGCCTTTTATGAAAAAATATTGGATTAATGATAATATTCAGTCAATTGAAGATTTATTGTCGAAAAGATACTATAAAGTTTATAAAGAAGATTTTGATGGAATTAAAAAATTTTATTGGGTTGCTTATTTACATTATGTTGATGAAAATCCATATATACCACAAGATTTAAAAAATGTTTGTATAAAAGAAATTCTACAGTATGTTCAAAACTTAGAAAATTATAAAAGACTTGATTTTTCTGATGGGCTAGGATACTATAAGTTTACATCTTATATTAATGAAAAATTTTGGATTAGACTTTATTTATATATGAAAATTCAAGATATGAATTTAGATATTGAACAGAAACAGTTTGAAAATACATTAAATACTTGTTATTCATATTTAAATTTTAGTTTAGATATGTCCATTAAATATATAAATTCGTTATTTGACGAAACAAAAGGTCATGAATATTTTGATTATTTACAAAGAATCGACACTATGGTAGAACAGCCGGTGTCGTCAGGACACGTTAAACTAAAATTATAGGTGAAAAGTGCTGTTTCAAACATTAGATGAAAAAAGTGAATGTCCCATTATTTATGCTGATAAAAAATTTTCAAAAATAGATCTTAAATCTGACTTAACTCATACATGGGATTACTGTGGGTTACTCAAAAATCTTGACATAGATTATGCAAATTTATTTGTAGAGGGAAAATCCTTAGAGGATTCATGCCCAGAGCACTTAAAAATTGATTATAATGAAATAATTAAAAAGTTAAAAGCAATTATTAATTCTTTCGTTCAAGCAAAAATTAATATGAATGATAGTTGTTTTTATGATTTAGTACCTAAAAATTTTTTGCAAGACTATTGCGAATTAAAAAATAAAATATGTTTATATGTTTTTGATAATTATAAAAAACCAATTGAATATGAGTTTTTATTAAAGTTTACTAAAATTATTACAGATATAAAAAATAGAAAATTAAATGTTGATTTAGAATGTCTAAAACCAAAACTTGCAGACAATAAAACACTACAATTTTATAAAAAAATGTATAATCAAGAAAACTATATATCATATAATTTATTTGGTTCAATAACAGGTAGGTTAACAACAGCAAAAAATAGTTTTCCAATACAAACACTTTCAACGCAGTATAGAAGTATAATTAAACCAACAAACGATTGGTTTGTTGCATTTGATATGAATGCAGCAGAACTTAGAACATCTCTTGGTTTACTAGAAAAAACACTACCAGAAGAAGATTTATATGAATTATTAAAAAATGATATTTTTAATGATTCTTTGAGTAGGGCCGAGGTAAAGAAAGCAACTACATCATGGCTATATAATATTAATAATACGTCTGAATATTCAGAAAAACTAGACGATGTTTTTGAAAAAGATCGACTGTTAAATAGTTATTGGGACGGTAAATATGTTTACACTCCATTTAATAGAAAAATAGAATCAGATAAGTTTCACGCTATTCCTTACTTAAATCAAAGTACTTTTATTGATTTATTTCATAGACAAGCAATAAAAGTAGATGACTTTTTGAAAGATAAAAAATCATTTATTTCTTTTTTTCTGCACGATGAAATTGTATTAGATTTTACCGATGATGAAAAAGAATATATAATTAATCTAATTAAAATCCTAGAAGATACACAGTTTGGAAAATATATTGTAAATGTTAAAGTTGGCAAAGATTTTGGAAGTATGAAAAAATTAAAATTAAAGGTATAAAATGACTATTATAGGTCTTGGATCAGCTGGTTGTAATATTGCAGAAATGTTTGAAAACAATAAAAATCATGTATTATTAATTGATTCTAATATAGAAGGAGATAATTGTTTTTGTTTACCCGAATACGACAATCCAGAAGACTATGAAAATAAAATACCAGATTTAAAAAATTTTTTATCTATTTCTCAAAAAAATGTGTTGTTTATTCTTGGTGGGTCTGGTAAAGTTACGGGTGCTACGTTAAAGATCCTAGAATCTATTAAAGATAGAAATATATTTATTTTATATATAAGACCAGATATTGAATTGCTGGGAAACATAGGAACAATGCAAGATAGACTAACATTTAATGTTCTACAACAATACTCAAGATCTGGTATTTTTAAAAAAATGTATATTATTAGTAACTCTAATCTAGAGTCTATAATAGGAGACATTCCAATAATAGGATATTATGAAACTTTAAATAAAGTTATATATAATATAATTAACTTTTTAATCGTTGATGATGATAAAAAACCTATTATCGACTCCACTACTCAAACAAAAGATATATGTAGAATTTGTACTTTTGGAATTTATGATTTAGAATCAGATATGGAAAAAATGCTATATGAATTTGATTTTATTGATGATAAATGTTACTGTTTTGTGATTAATGAAAATACATTAAAATCGGATGGCAAATTATTTAAAGATATTAAAGAAAAAATGAAACAAAAAAGCTTAAATAATGTTAAGATATCATATAAAATATACAGTACACAAAGTGAAATAAATTACTGTTATGTCACTCAATACACTAGAAAAGTTCAAGAATAAATTTCTTGCTTTACACTCTAGCATTGGCTGTGCTAGAGTCATCAACAGTTGGTGAGCGGCTCTCGACCAACAAGGAGAATAAAAATGGCTATTGATCTATCAAAAATGCAAGCAAAACTAAAGGCTGTAACCGAAAAACCAACCAAGAAGACAACAGTATTTTGGAGTCCAAAGGAAGGAACAGCATACAATGTGCGTGTTCTTCCAACACCAGATGGTGATCCATTCAAGGAATACTGGTTCCACTATGATCTAAGCAAGCAAGGTGGCTTTCTATGTCCAAAGAAGAACTTTGGCGAATCATGCGCTGCTTGTGATTTTGCATCAAAACTATATCGTGAAAAAACTGAAGAAAGTGCCAAGATGGCTAAAAAGTTCTTGGCTCGTCAACGATTCTTTTCAGCTGTCGTAGTTCGTGGTGAAGAAAGCGAGGGTGTTAAGGTATGGGGATATGGCAAGACTGCCTATCAAGATTTAATCGGTCTAGTGCTGAATCCAGACTATGGTGATATTACTGATCCAGAAGAAGGTCGTGATCTAAATCTTGTTGCAAATAAAAACCCTGGTCAATCTTATCCAATCACTAAGATTACTGCACGTGTTAAAACTTCCAAGCTCTGTAATTCAGAAACTCAATGTAAGGAGTTTATGGACGGTCTACCCGACTTTGATGCGATTCATAATCGTAAAACTTCACAAGAAGTTGAAGGAATTCTAGATGAGTACCTAGCTACAGATCATACGGAGGAAGAGACAGAGAAGTCTTCAACTGAAACTGTTAAATTTGGAGCCAAGCCGGTTGCTAAACCAGCAGCTAAAAAATCAAATCCAGTAGATGATGCATTTGCAGAACTTGGACTTGATTCTTAACAACAAAAATCTAATGTAGTATAACGGGGAACAAGTAAAGAAAACTTGTTCCCCGTTTTCATAGGAGATATAATGGCAAAGAAACAGACAGAGCAAGTAGGTAAAATATCTATTTCTGATATGAGAGCCTTAATTAATAAGGCTAATGGAAAGGTAGTTGCATATGATCTTCAAGAGGATAATCCCACAGAAGTTACGGACTGGATTCCTACTGGATCACGTTGGCTTGATTCCATTATATGCAGAGGTAAGCTGGCTGGTATTCCTGTTGGAAAAATATCAGAATTGGCGGGAGAAACAGCAAGTGGAAAAAGCTATATGGCTGCACAAATAGCAGGAAATGCCCAAAAAATGGGAATTACTGTAGTCTATTTTGATAGCGAAAGTGCAATTGATCCAGAGTTTCTACAAAAAGCTGGTTGTAATATTGAAGACTTGCTTTATATTCAAGCGGATTCTGTAGAATTTGTTTTAGAAACTATTGAAAGCCTTATGACTAGCTCGAATAACAAATTTCTTTTCATATGGGATTCTGTTGCACTTACACCTAGTAAAAGTGATATTGAAGGAGACTATGATCCACAGTCATCTATGGCAGTTAAACCACGTATTTTATCCAAAGGTTTATCAAAATTGGTACAACCAATTGCCAATAAACAATGTACATTTCTAGTACTTAATCAACTTAAAACAAATCTAAATGTAACTAATCCAAAATATGCTCAAGATAATGAAAAATATACAACACCTGGCGGCAAAGCTTTGGCTTATTCATATAGTTTAAGAATATGGTTAACTGGCGTTAGAGACAAGAATAGCTACGTAAACGATGAACGTGGATATCGAATCGGATCAGAAGTAAAAGCAAGGCTTGAAAAATCTCGTTTCGGAACTCACGGAAGAGAGTGCTTCTTTAAGATTCTTTGGGGCGCAGAAGATGTTGGTATTCTAGACAATGAAAGCATCTTTACTGCGATTAAACCTTTCATTAAGCAAATGGGTGCGTGGTATGAGATAGAGGTAGAAGGAAAGCCTCGTAAATTCCAGAGCACAAATTGGGATCAGCTAATGAAAGAAGAAGCATTTAAGAATACTGTTCTTAAAATCATGGAAGAAGAGATTATTGTAAAATTTGATACACGTGAAGGTGATGCAAAAAATTACTACAATCTTGAAGGCGAAGCTTCAGAACCACAACTACTAACAGAATAGGATAAAATATGGAAAACGAACAACAAGTATCTGATGAGCAACTTCAACAAGAGGAAGAAAATTTAAGAATTTATCTTGATGAAAATCCTTTACTTTCTAAATGGGAACCAACTGGTTTATTTAAGCAAGTAGAATCAAATTCAGAAAAATATCTTATTTCTTCGATTATGGAAAGTATATCTTATAAAATGTTTGAAATGAAATATAAGGATGGGAAGTCGCAAGAAGATATTATGAAGTATCATGATAATTTTCTTGTTAAGATGAGGGAAATTGGAATTTTCAATGGAGATTTTTTAAAAAGTATTGACTAATACTATTTCTTAATACTATTTATTGGATAGACCAATAGTTTTATTACTATTGGTCTATCTTTTTTTATAGGAGAAAGGAGACATGCTTGTATTATTATTAGTTCTTGTTGCATCTTGTATTTACATTGTTTTAAAGTTACCTGAAGTTAAAGAAAGTAACCGTGAATTAGAAAAAGCAGAGGAAGAAAGAATAAGAGCTAAGATAAGAGCAGAAAATCTTAAAAGAAAGATAAGAAAAATAAAGAAAGATAAGGAATAAAGCACAGCTTGACAATTAATTCCCACTCTGGCATCTTGTTCAGAGTGGGCTTTTTATTGGAGCAGATATGATCAAGATAGAAAAAATATCAGATAATATTTCTACAAAAGGCATGTATATGCCAATTTATATGGTTGATAATGTAGAGAGCTGGAATGAATTCACTCAATGGCTTTATTCTTTAGAAGATAAAGAAATGACACTTATGATGCCAGGAAATATATATCATTTTTATTCAGCAGAAGAGCGGCTACAGTTTGTTTTTGGATTTATAAAAGCTTGGGACGTTATTGACGACACATACTTAAAAAAGTGTCATGGAGATGTATAATGGCTTTAGGATTATGTTGTCAGTGGCTAGAAGAACGCACAAAACGCGATGGTACTGTTGTATATGAAAATGCAATCGATGAAAAATCTTTACAACTTGGAGCATACAAAAATGGCAAGTACTCTAGAGAAAGAATTATTGACACGTATCGAAATAATGTCGATGAACACTTGCGAATTTTTCCTAAGATCATTGAAGGAGGCATCAAGTCTTTCAGATTGTCAAGCAGCCTCTTCCCGCTTTATGAGTTCTGTTCAGAACTTGCACGAAATGATCAGCTCATATTATCGGGACTTGCCAGCCTTGGAAAGCTATTTAAAGAAGCTGGAATCAGAGTCACCACCCATCCAGGTCAATTCACGGTGTTGTCTTCCGACAAACAACAAGTAGTAGAAAATTCAATTAAGGAGTTAGAATATCATGCGTGGATTTTTGACCAAATGGGCCTTGATCACTCACCTTACTATGCGATCAATATTCATGGCGGTAAGGCGAAAAGATCAGAGCAACTTATAGATGTAATTAATTCTCTTCCAGATAATGTAAAATTAAGGCTTACGCTAGAAAATGATGAGAAATGCTATTCTATCAGTGATCTTGTTCAGATTGCTAGTCGTTGTAATATCCCTGTTGTATTTGATTCTCACCATCATAATTTCAACAATGGAGGTCTTGAGCCGATTGATGCTTTTAATCTTGCGATTTCTACATGGGGTGAGATTAAAAGTTTGCAACATCTATCCAACACCGAACCTGGCAGAGAAAATTCTAGCTTCAACGATAAACGAGCGCATTCAGAAATGATACATTATGTGCCAGATTTTCAACTTAAAGCAATACAAGAAGATAGAATTGATGTTGATATCGAAGCTAAACTAAAAAATCTTGCAATTTTTAAAATGAGAAGGGATTTTAATGTCGAAGTTTAAAAAGAAGACTGATGAAAATCTCAAAGAAGCAAAAACACTTCTAAAAGATGCATACGATAGAATCGAAGGAAATTACTCCAATATTCCAGGGTGTTGTATAGAAGTTTTTGTCTGCGGAAGAACATACCAAAATTTTGTGGAAGAGCTATCTGCAAAAGATAAATTAAAATTAGATGAGTGGGGATATGTTCCATGCGATGCTTGTTTCAAAGCCAATAGAAAAAACAAAATAAATAAAAATGGTAGATCGGATCTTGGATATATGCTTCTTACAATCATGCAAATTTTAGAAGAAAAACAGAAACAACAGCCCTATGATTATTCCAAGTAATATTTCATTCAGAAAGGTTAAAATGAGTCCAGAAAAAACCAAAGAACTATATGATAAATATCCTCTTATATTTGCTCAAAAAGATCTAGATATGCGTCAAACTGCTATGTGTTGGGGATTTGAATGTTCTGATGGGTGGTATGACATTATTGATTGCCTGTGTGCCGATATTCAAAATCATATTGAAAATGAAAATAGAAGTATTGAATATAAAATTAAGAAAGGTGATTTACCACCAGACACACCTATGTTTCCTCAAATCGAGGCAACACAAGTAAAAGAAAAATTTGGGGGTTTAAGATTTTATACAAATCACTATGATGATTTTGTACGTGGATTGATTTCAATGGCAGAAAGTATATCTCTTAGAACTTGCGAATATTGTGGTAAACCTGGTAAACCAAATGAAGATGCAAGTTGGATCACTACGCTATGTCAGCCTTGCAAAGATGATCAAGATGCTAGAATGCGAAAAATAGAAGAACAAGCAAAAGAACGCTTGACAGTAAAAATGAAGGATGTTACAGTAGCACCATAGAGGAGACTACTATGGATAACGATGGGCAGCAGGATATGATCATTTCTAAGACTACTATCAGTCGAAAGACTCGGAGGTATCTTTCAGTTAGCTAAAAAGCTTGCTATGTCATCTACTTATGGGAACTTCCGCCACGGAGCCGTTTTGGTTGGTGGCGGAAGTTCTATTCTTGGCGTAGGTGTAAATAATGAAAAGTATTGCTCTGTAGGTGCAAAGTATAGATCTATTAATAAAGGTCATAGCACCTATCATGCTGAGATTGCCAGCATGTTAAATATACCCCGTCATGTTACTAAGGGAGCTACTATTTATGTAGCTAGAGCAGCTAAGGGTTCTGGTGAGGATAGATTAAGTAAGCCGTGTCCGATGTGTCATGCTGTGCTTGAGGCTCAAGGGGTGAAAAAGGTTTACTATACTATCGATGATGATAGTATTGGATTTTATAAGATTTCGTAGGAGAAAATTAATGATTTATAATTTAGTATTATGCTCCAGGCACCTTGGAGAAATAGATGTTGAATATGGACTTGATGGTAGACCACTTAGATTCATTGATAAGGCATATGCAGAGCGTGAAGCACATGAGAGAAATGTTGAATTAATTAATGAGCATGGGTCGGATTGCGGCATTCATTGGAAAGTTAGAGAGGAATAATATGATTAAAATACTTTTATTAACTACGATTTTCTCTTGTGCTACAACAAACTTCAGAGAAACAAATCAAGACAAAAAAGAACCTGCAGTTTGTAGAAATACACTACAGCACGATATACATCGTGATCAGTGTATGAGGTGAATGTGGATAAAAAAAGAGTATTAATCATAGACGGTAATAATAACTATTTTAGAGCATATATTGTAGATCCAAGTGTATCCACCAATGGTCAACCTATTGGTGGCATAACTGGTTTTTTAAAAATTTTACAAAAATTAGTTCGTGAAACCAACCCAAATAGAATTGTAATTTGTTGGGATGGAAAAGGTGGATCTTCCAAAAGAAAGCTTATGAACAAAAATTATAAAGATGGCAGAAAGCCTATCCGTCTTAATAGAAATATTAAAAATCTCTCTGACAACGAAGATCTTGAAAATAAAATTTGGCAAATGACACGCCTTGTTGAATACATCAATGAAATGCCTGTTATCCAGCTATTATTAGATGGAGTAGAGGCAGACGATATCATTTCAGCTGTAGCATCACATCAGTCAGTAAAAGACTATAATAAAATAATTGTTTCTAGCGACAAAGACTTTATACAGCTATGTAATGACACCACTATTCTTTATAGACCAGTACAACAACAGATCTTAAATAAGAAAAAAATTATAGAAGAATATGGAATTCACCCTAATAATTTTTGCCTAGCTAGGGCGTTATCTGGTGATAAATCTGATAATATTGATGGTGTTGATGGAATAGGTTTACCGACAGTTGCTAAAAGATTTCCTTTTCTATCAGAAGAAAAAGTGTACACAATACAGGATATTGTGAAGTATTCAACAGATACAGAATCAAATTTAAAAGCGTATCAAAATGTTGTTTTACAAGAGTCTAGAATTAGAGATAATTATAAAATAATGCAACTTGATATGCCAAATATATCTGTTCAAGATTCACAAAGAATTGAATATACTTTAGAGAATAGTGAATGTACATTTAATAAAATGGATATTGTAAAAATGATGATTGAGGATGGTTTTCCTTCATTAAATCTTGAAGAACTATTTATTCATCTAAAAAAAGTTGTACTTGAAAACTGCTGACGGAAGTGCCAAGATAGAAATATTGGAGGATAAATGTCTTTTGTAAATGAAAAGTCATCATTTGAAAAGTTTGGAACTAAATTTCAAGAAAATCTTGTCCAGTTAATGCTGGATGATAGATCTTTTTGTGATCAGATTAGCGAAGTTCTAGATATTCAGTTTCTAGAACTAAAATATCTACGTCTGTTTGTGGAGAAAATGTTTGAATACCGTAAAAAATACGGAACTCATCCTTCAAGAGATACTATTACTACAATTCTAAGATCTGATATTGATAAAGAAAACGATCTTTTACAAAAACAAGTAAGAGAGTTTTATGCTCGTATTCAATCTAATGATTTTAGTATTGATGGCGAGCAGCATATAAAAGATATTTCTCTTGATTTTTGTAAGAAGCAGAAATTAAAAGAAGCTATGATTAAGAGCGTAAGCTTAATTCAAAATTCATCCTATGATGAAATCAGTAAAATCATTAACGATGCTCTAAAGCTAGGTACAGATAATGATTATGGTTATGATTTCTTTTTAGATTTCGAAAAGCGGTTTGAGCTTAAAGCTCGTAATCCAATTTCTACTGGGTGGGAGCTTATTGATAATATCACAAAAGGCGGTCTTGGTCGTGGAGAATTGGGAGTTGTTATTGCTCCTACTGGTGCCGGAAAGAGTATGGCATTAGTTCATTTGGGAGCTATGGCTCTACAAGCTGGCTTAAATGTGGTACACTATACTCTTGAATTACAGGATAAAGTTGTAGCTTTGCGATATGATTCTTGTATTAGCGGAATCCACCTTACAGACGTAAGGGAGCAGAAGGAACATGTATGGGAAAGCATTAAAGATGTTCCTGGTAAGCTTATTGTAAAAGAATACCCAACCAAATCAGCCACTACCAATACAATTAAAAATCATCTTGAAAAACTAAAACGTAAAGATTTTAAAATTGACATGGTCATTGTTGACTACGGTGATCTAATTAAACCTATCTCTGCACAAAAAGAGAAACGAAACGAACTGGAGAGCATCTATGAAGAACTCAGAGGACTTGCACAAATCTACGGATGTACACTATGGACAGCCTCTCAAACTAACCGTAGCGGACTTAACGCAGAAGTCATTACAATGGAATCAATTAGCGAAGCCTTCAACAAATGCTTCGTTGCCGATCTCATCTTTACCATCTCAAGAACAATCAAAGATAAAAACACTAATGAAGGACGAATCTTCGTTGCAAAAAATCGCAACGGACCAGACGGATTAGTTTTTCCAATCTTTATGGATACTGGTAATGTAAAGATTAAAGTACTTTCACAGAGTACCGAAACAGCAGTAGACTTGATGGAGAAGGCAACTCAAAATCAAGAAAAATTATTGAAAGAAAAGTATAAGAATTATAAAAAAGAACAAAGAGCTTCTTAGGAGAATAAAATGAAAAAAGTATTAATGTTTTCAGCTACATGGTGTGGTCCATGCAGACAAGCAAAGCCGGTGTTTAACTCACTAAAAGAGTCAATTAATCATGTAGATTTTCAAGTTGTAGATATTGATGAAAATCAAGGATTGGCTACTGATTATAATATCACGGGTGTTCCTACATTTGTTGTGTTAGAAAACGATAAAGAAGTACAGAGAATTGTAGGTGGTGCTAACGTAAATAAACTAAAAGAAATTTTATAAGGAGAAATAGGTAATGTCAAATTGGTCCAATCTAGCTAAAGTTGTATATAAAAGAACATATGCCCGCAAAGATTACGGCGTATTAGAAAATTGGGAAGATACTGTTGAACGTGTTATTCATGGAAACGTAGCTGGTCACAATGTTTCTGATGAAGAAATTAATCGCTTACGTTACTATTTAATGCAACGTAAGGCCGGTCCAGCTGGACGTGGTTGGTGGTATTCTGGTGCTCCATCACATAAACGTCTTGGCGGCGTAGCTTTAAATAATTGTTGGTTCGTTGCTGGTGATGATTGGACCAATTTTGTGCTCGCTCAAGATCTGCTTATGTTAGGTGGTGGCGTTGGTATGTCTGTTGAACACAGATACGTCAGTAAACTTCCTAAAGTTAAGAAGGACGTTAGAATTGTAAATGTAGATAGTAAAGACGCAGACTTTATCGTTCCAGATAGTCGTGAAGGATGGAATGAACTAACTCGTCGTATATTGGAGTCATACTTTGTTACTGGTAAGTCTTTTAGCTATAGTACTGTATGCATTCGTCCTGCTGGTGAGCCTATTCGCGGTTTCGGAGGTTCTTCGTCAGGGCCAAAACCTCTTATCTCGTTTGTTGAAAAACTATGCGGAATCCTCAACGCAAGAGGCGGAAAACACGTCAAACCTCTTGACGCATCTGATATCTTGTGTTCAATTGCTGAGATGGTCGTTGCCGGTAATGTTCGTCGTTCAGCTATTATTATTCTCGGTGATTGT